ACATTATCAGTATTACTAACACTGCCTGCTATCTGTATATCATATTTATTATAGTCATCATCAGCAGCTTCTTTAATGTCATCATACGTAAGTCCTTCTTGAACTAATAATACTTCTAATGTTTTATAATTTGGTATTGGATGTGCAATATCATTCTTTACATAATACACACAAAATATGGTATTAGGCCTGGCAATCAGTCTACCAATAGTTGGACCACGCTCTAGGTATTGTGCATGGAGATCAAACTCATTTATATCGCCGGCTGCTAGAAAAAATGCTGGCTCTGCCGGTGGCGGTTGATTATATGCAGGGTGAATTGTTGTGAAATGTGACCAGGTCTGATCAATTAAACTTTTTATAGATTCGGCTGATGCCGAAGGTTCTAATGAATAAAGTCCGTATTCAACTTTTTGTGCTCTATTGGCTCCCCAATCGGGGTCCATGGAAATTTTTAAATGATTTGTCTTTGGGTCGCGTTCGACTGGATGTGACCATGCTGTCCAAGTTGCTGTCTCGAAACTTTGGTCTGGAGCATCTTCTTTAATTTCGTCAATATTGCTTACAAAGCTATCTAATACAAAATCGTCTGGCATATTATTTCACCACTTTAAAATAAAAATCATCAAATGTTTGTGTATCATCATATGAGCTAGTTGCTCTAGTTATCTTCAACATTATTTTATAGTATCGTTCTGGCATGAACGAATCCATTCTTAATTTCATGAAACTTCCATTACTATCACAATCTACTTTTGATGCTGTCGTATCAAATGGTATTATTGTTTCGTCAGTAACTGAATCTATTATGCTATAATAACTGGATGTTGGGAGTCTTTCTGCTGTTAAGTAAAAAGATGAAGTTCGAAATGTCCTAGATGGAAATTCTGGCCTTACACCTATTCTAAATTTAGTGATCTCTGATGTACGATATTCTGATTTAATATTTTTAAAGTAAGGAATATATGTTTCGGAATTTATTTCTGAAACAGAACTTGAGCCGACATTTGAAGTATTATCCCATGCAACTTCTAATCTAGGAACAAATATTGTATGTGACTCTCTTCCGAAGAATTTTAAATTACCTAATACTTGTCCTGATATTTCATCACTATAAGGTCTTTTGACAATAAATCCATAATTAGATATACTACCGGATAACCAATTGGCTACAATATCTGTAACATTCATCCTTATATCTGGAACTTCGTTTTTAAATGACTGGGATGCTTCATATGAAGAACCTGTGATCCATGAGCCTCCTCCGAGTGTTTCGGTTGTTCCTTGTACAGTACCTGAACTTGGTACTGATCCTGTCGTCCATCCATCTGCTGCATCATCACTTGTTTTATAATACCAAGATGCTCCATATTTTTGTATTGGCTCATCAGCAAAATTTCCATTTCCATTTGTCCATGATTCAGATACTGGGAATGCTTTAATAGTATATTCTTGTAATAAATCGGATGCATCCGCTGCTTTTAAGCTAAGGTATACAGATGCAGATTTTGCATGATTTGTAACTTTAGGTATATCGCCAGAAGCAATTGATGATGATAATGTTGTTATTTGACTTCCAAAGTCTATTAAAAATCTAGTATTATATTGATTGGTTTGAATAATACCATTTAGTTTAGACCCTGAAGCTATTTTTGTAAGTTCTAGTATTTGATCAATACCTGTATTTTGTTTTGGGTATTTTTCATATAATGTTGTATCTTTTTCTGCGTAAAATATTCTATACATAATTTATCCTTTAAGGTTTGACAATTCTTCCTTTAATATCTAAATTAGGATTTTTAATTTCAAATATACAAGGGTCTAATGACGGATAAATAATATTGTTCCTAGTTGCTGCTTGGATATTATACACGATATTCGAATATCCAGATTTAGTTGTATTTTGAATTTCTATTGTTGGAACGCTTTGTACACCTTCAATTCTATCTAGTTCGGATGTAAGTTCTGACATATTAATACTTCCGTTTATTTGCATTTTATCGGTATGTAACAATATTTTTAATCTATCAATACATCGTGTAAGTACTTCATCATTATTATATTTTGCTTTTGGAATTATTTCAAAATCTACTAGAATGTTGACGACGTGTGCAGATTTAATACTAATTGCATCGGTTAACATTCTGAATTGTGATAGATATGTACGTATATTTTCTTTTAGTGCATTGTTTGGTGATACAAGATTCTGATCAGAATCATATCCTAATAAATATAAATTTAATGCCAAAGGGTTTGCAATGGTGTCTCTAGGATAATCTATATCCTGAGTATTTTGTTGAGTATCTCCAATGACATATGCTTTTGATACACTTCCATATTTTGCTGGTAATGCATACACTCTTGCAGTATAATCTTCTCTTGTTATTATTCTATTCTGTGCAGCAAATGATGCTATTGCATTTTGACGTATACTTTCTACATCCTGTTTTTCTGCGCCGCCTCTTGCTGGTTCTGGATTATTAATTGCTACTGAATTTTTTGCTGTAGATAAATCAACTGTCGAATTGTCATTTATATATGTTACAGATTGTATATTGACAATTGTATTAACTCCTACATTGTCCTTTATGCCGCCGCCCATAGTATATTTAACAGTTAATGTTTCATTATTTGGCGCTAAGCCGTAAGTACTTGTAGCTAAAAAGTTAGATGGGTCGACATTAGATGTAGTGGTTCTTCGTAAATATTCTAGGCCTGCGCCAACATTTGTTGGATTTGGTATAATTTCTTCATCCGCGTCAGAACTTATGCCTGAGCCGAATTGTAGTTCTGTTGTTAAATTAGATCTAACTCTTGCTACATACCGTCTTGGAGTTCTTCTTAATTTTAAGATATATGGTACAGAACTTCTATGCTGTGACAATTCTGGGTCATTATAAGAAATATTAGCGATATCTTCAAATACAGTATCTTGAGCTAAATAATTAACTTCGTGCCATGATTGTTCTGTATCACTTGTTACAGATATTATCTCTAACACATTAGTTTCTGGTAGTAATATTTTATCATACTGTTTGGGTTCAGTGAATGTAAAATCACGTGTCATGATCTCTCCGGAAACAACATTTGTTTGTTTTCTAAGTAGATAATATGTAACATTGCCGCTTCCATCAGTTTCATAAACAGAAGTTTCCGGGTTGTCATTAAAATCTATATTTTCAGTTGTTCTAAATAATATATCATCTTCTGTCAAAACTTCCATGCCGTTTTGTATAGATAATGCATGTCTATAATCTGGACGTGCAGCTGTTCCGGAGCCTATTGCTGGCACTAGTTGATATACATCCAACTTACAATGTGCCGGTGAACTTAATCTTGGACGATAACCAAACAATTGAGACAACATTAGTACATTACCTTCTTCTTGAGCTCCTGATAGTAGTGATTCTCTAAACGCTTGGTCTGTATAATACGACAGTACATCTCCTACATATGATGCCATTTCCATAAACATCATACCAGGCGACGATTCGTTGAAATCTTGGTATGTATTTGGAAAATATTGTTTTGTAAATGTTATTAGATTTTGTCTAAATTGTGCAAAATCTTTTCCTAAATATCGTATGTCTTTTTTAACTAAATCTGCCATTTTATTATCCTATTCCAAATGAATCTACTTGAATTAACGTTGAAGGTGATGTATCAGGTGTTATACTAGTGATTATGATTTCATTTTCTGTTGCCATTATATTAATTGTAAGATTTGCTCCAGTCAATCCGACCCGGAACTTTACTTGAATATCAATAGTATGTGCATCAATATGTCGTATGATTATAATATCATTAACTACAATATATGGTAACCAACGTGCGATATCTGCTGTTAATGTCTCTTTTAAATAATCGGCCATCTCACGTGTATTTTGTTTGAATACCGATTCTCTAATATGTGTTCCAAAATCTGGTTGCATAAATCGTTCGCCTTTGAAAGTTAACAATAAATTTTTTAAGTTTGATATTGCCTGTTCTTCTGTAGAATATGATTGTGCAAATACAGATGAGCCTCCTTTTTTTCCGGAATCATAATGATACCCCGGAGCTAAAGCCGAACCTGAAATGGCTATTAACTCAGTGCTATATGCAGCTGATGACTTATCCATTGGCAGTAAAATGCCTACTGCCACATCTGGAGTTTCATTAATAGGTTGATATTGGTATATCGCTCTGGCCATTATTTAATGCCTTTCTTTTTATCAATTGCTTTCATTAATGCGGAATAATCCTTTGTCATTATGTCTACTGTTTTTGCAACATTTTCATTTGCCATATTAACTGGCGCGCCATTCACATCATGAGTTGCTAATGATTGTTGAGGCCTCTTTTGTGTACTGAATGTTTCTGCGTCGCTTGAGTCAAATGACATTGCTGGATATGGCTCCATTGCACCAAAATCTGCTGTTGTAGCTGTTTCATTTAATAATTCATTTAACATGCTATTTTTAGTATAAGTCTTTTTCTTTTTAGCTTTAATATTATAAGGATTGGCTTGACGTTCTACCATCTTATGTAAATCCATGCCATGATTAATAACTTGTTTATGATTAGATTTTTGCTCGTTAAGTGCTTCTTTAACTGCAGCTTTAACTTCTTCTCGAATAACTTTACGTAATATCTTTACGAATGATTTAGTTTCCATAGAATACTCCTTTTTAATAAATATGTTTATGATAAAGATTAGCCGAGTCTATTTCAGGCCAGACCAAGGTATTGGTCCTGTTCCCGGTCCACGAGGAGTTGTTGGTGGTGGTGGCAATACTCCCCAATATTGTCCTTTAATGGATTTGAGGTGTTTTTTATACGTGTCTACTAAAAATTTTGCAACAAGAGGTTCTTTTTTCTTATTAAATGCTTCATGTATTCCACTAGCCACGGCTATAACATTCCCAGGAAATATTATAATATTACCATATTCTATTAATTGAACAAGACTGCCCATTATTGGTAAGTATATAGCAATTGCAGCAGATGGTGCATGAGGAAGAAGAGGAGACACGAGCATGCCAGTCCAAAATTTTACAAGAGCTTTAGATACATGTAAATATGGTATCATTTTTAAATCGATTGGCGACGCTTCCATCATTTGAAATGCTTTGAGCCAACCTTTATATATTATATTATATCCTGATTTACCTTTTTTTATTTTTTTTGTGCTAAGTAATACAAGATTATTAACGGGGTCCTGCGATAACAACATCGATGTAATATATGATTTAGTAAAAAAGTGTGCAGATTCTTCAGGGCCTGATAACTTTTGTGATACTAGTGCTGCAGTTGTTGCTTGTTGTAACTGATTCCATAAAACAGGCATATTATTCCCCTATTGTTTCATTGCTTCAAGATCTTTTTGTAATTGTTCTATTTTCGTTTTAATAGATTTAACATTAGAACTTGTAGTTGTTGAGTTTGATTTATGTTCAGAAAAAGAGCCGGCATTTGTTGGCGGACTAGTTGGTCCTACGCCTGTCATATGAATAGATATTGACGATGCTTGTGCATGATCTGCATTATCTTTAGCATGAATTTCCATTTCATTACAATATTTTATTACTTCTTTCATAAAGTCTAGATAATTTGTATAAAATAAATCTAATTCAATTGCCCAATTTGGTGTAGCTGTTGTAATATCTTTTTTAGCTGATAATATGATATCTTCTATATTCGCATTAAAATGTAATCTGTCGGATGAAATTATAACTTGAGAAGTGTCAGTTGCTGTCGGTAATTTTCTTCCTTTACCTAGGTTCTCTTGACTTGGCGTTAAATTTATTTTTTGTGCAGATGATAATATAATAACACTATTTGTATCATCTGGGTTTTCGATTACAAAATCATTTGGTCCGCCTTTTGGTTTATGTCCGTTTGATAACACTGTTATAGGAGTTCCTTGGTCGCCTTTCCAAAATGGAGAGTTTTTATATTGAGATATAGATCCTCCTATCCCTGTACTCAGCCGGATGCCTTGTCCATGGCGGCCTTCAATTAAAATATCTCCTTCATATGGTTGTAAGTTTTTAACTGTGGCCACTTCTTTAAAATTCTCTCCTGGCTTGTATGGCTTGCCTGGTGGCGGTGCTTGTGGTCCAGAGGAAGCAGCATAAGAGCTGTCCTTACCTGATTTATCAATCTCAAATGATTTAGGTAATGGATTCAAATGTTTATTTCCATGTATTGGAATAGGCGTAACATAATAATACTTATCTGCCGGCGCGCCTGGGTTGGCCATTACAGATGGCGCTTTCGTTATTAATACATGTTCGCCTTCACAAGGAATGTGCATAAAATTAAATAAAGGTTGTGCAAATCGTTCTACACGTGGTCCACCAGTACTAGTACCCATACGTACTTTAACTGAAGCTAATGCTAAATCTTCACCTAATGTGTCTGTTGATTTTTTAAAGGTCTTCTTGGTGCTGATGACTTCGGCTACTTCTAACGGCATTCGTCTCTTCCTTATTATTTTTTTGTATGTTTTTTATTTCTGTTTCTGCTTCTTCTAATAAACGTTTTCGTTCGTCATCTGATAAGCCGAACTCATTCTCATTGTCATCTTTGTTGGATGCTGAAATTAGTCGTTGGACTACTGCAGTAAGTTTAACTAATGCATCGTCATTTTTAACTGAAACTTCTAAATAATCTTTTATTAAAGGAACTATTACAGTCGCATCTCCTAAATTTTTAATTAATGGCTGTAGTTCTTTAATTAATGAATCTATCTGTCGTGATTTCTTTTTTGAGTTATGATATACGTCACGCATAAGATCAGAAAAGTTTGTCCCATTAAATAATTCGAATTCTGTACTCATATTAATCCTTTAATATAAATATAAGAACTAACGTGTAATGTCGATAATATTTCCGGCCTTACAATATACTGAATACATTTTCTTGTAGTCTCGTTTCATTATATTAACAACTTTGGTAATATTTTGGGTTTTAAGACCGGTTCTTTCTCTTATTAAGATATAAAGAGCTTTTTTGTTGAAGTTTTCTATATTCTCTCTAATACGAAATAATTCTAATAATGTATCTGCTACTATTATATCTCGTTTATTACTGAAAACTTTATTTATATTGTCATCGTACCATTCGACCCATAAATCGGTAAAGTCTCGTAACGATTCTTGATGGTCTGTTAATGCAATTTCCGCCGACAGGTTTCGTTTTTCGTCTAACACGTTTAATCCCTGGCGTGCTTTAAGTTTAGCATAATTAGCATTGTTTTGAATAATTAAATAATTTTTAGCTATAATAGAAAAATAAGAAAATGCTTTTCCTTTGCCTTCTTGAAATTTGCCAATTTTTTGTACTAGAAAAGCTACTACTTCTGATTTGATGTCTTCATAAGATACATCAAAATAACTAAATCTAAAAGTGTAATAAATATTTTCAACTAACTTGTTGAATGGATAATTTATGTATTCTCTAAATACTTTATTACGTTTAGCATAACTAGGTTCGTTATTATAAGCTATTATTGCTTGATCAGTTATATACGTAAAGTATTGTTTTTTAGAAGGCTTTCTTCCACGCCTCTTTCGTGGACCATGTTCTTCTAAATAAGCTTGTTCTTCTGCATGCCATTGGTAAAACTCATCTACTGCACTCATTAAAATCCTCTATTCAAATCTTCTAGTATCTCTTTAAGTTCTGTAAAAATAAAGCCTGTCTCATCATCGGCTTCAAAAGACCCAAGTCTATCAACTCCACGAACTCTGGAATTTATTTCTCCAACTCTTCCTTTCAATCGTTGTACAAAAGTATATTGTTCAGTATTTGATTTTTCTAAATCTTCAATATAATCGGATTGAGCTTCTTGTTTTCGTAATTGATTATAATTAACAAATATTGATACTGCTAATATGATCGATAATATTACAATTGTTGTTATCATTGTTTATCTCCAAATAAATCTTCAAACATCTTACTAGCGTTAATTTGTGTTTGAGAATTAGTTATTATTTTGGCCGGTCTTTTCTTTTGGATAGGTGCTGCCGGCTTATTTTTATACCATTTTTCAAATTCAATTCTTGCTGCCATACAATCTGCTTGATGCATTACATATCCTAAATTAGTTTTTAATTTAGAATCAGCTGTCCTTGACATATAATATGGTTTATTACTTTCATCATATAATCCATCAGTTAATTTAATACCTAACATTTCATTCCATGATATTTCAATTCCATAATGTTGTAATAACCAAATTGATAAATCGTTTACAAGTGTAAATGGATTATCAGGATTAATCTTATATTCTTTACCTTGATTCTTTCTATGCCATTCTGAATCATTTGGAATATATATTTCATTACCTTCTCCTGGAAATCCCATTTTGCCAATATCATGATTTAAGGCTACAAAAATCAATTCTTCTTTAGTATAACCAGACATATCTGCTTCCATACGTGTCCATAAATCATATACTTCTTGAGCACATTCAATTACTCTCAATACATGGTCAACATATCCGCCTTCAAATGCATTATGAAAATGATTAAAACTTGAGGCTGGTTGTAATGACATCCTATCTTCCATATCTTCATACATAGCTAAGAGTTTCTCTTGTCTTTCTCCTGTAAATTCTGTTTTAATTACGTTTATTAAACGTTCCCAATTTTGTACTATTTGTTCTGCTGTTAATTTCATATTTTTTATTTTATATTATTTCGTCAATTAATCCTAATTCTTTTGCTTTATCTGCTGTCAAATACATATCTGATTTCATTTGTGTTTTCCAATATTGCGTATCTTTAATAGTCTTCTCAGATAATATCTTATATATAGATGATTCTAAATTTCTTACATTATCAAGATATGCAGTTATATCACTCATTTTTCCGCCTAGGAAGCTTGATGATTGATGTAACATAACTGTTGATCTTTTACTCATCATTCTGGAGCCTGTTCCGCATGCCAATATGATTGCTGCTGCAGAAAATGCTTTTCCTCTGCAGATTGTATTTACTTTTACATCTAATGATTCAATATAATCAATTATCGCAAACATTTCGTGCACATCTCCTCCTGGACTATTAATCATTAAATTTATTGGAGATGTTTTGTCGGTTCTATTTTGTAATAGATTTCGTATACGTATAATTAAATCTGTTAATGTATGATCTGTTATATCGTCATTAATAAAAATAATAGAATCGTTATAATCAACTAATGTTCCTAATTGATTATGTAATGATTCGTATAGATCACCTAATGGTTTAGGTTGGTTTGTAGGTTCTGGATGTTTTTCGTTGTACATATTATTTTAATATAATAAAATTTTTTCGTAATTCCAAATTTATTGAATTTTTTTTAACTGACGGCCTAATTTACGTAGTTGTGTAGTGCCTGATTTAATATCTTTCTTCCATTTAGCCTTTTTTAGATTACCTCTAACCAATGCCATTTGTTGTAAAATAGACAATCTTAATTCTTCTTTTTCATACGTAGATAATTTTTTCTTTTTTGGTTTTGGTTTAGTAGGCTCTAATGTTCCTTTCAATTTAGGTTGTTCTTTACCTTTATGAAATACATTGCCTTGTGGGTCGACAAATACTTTCATAAATTGCCACCCTCTCATTCTACCTTTAGATACATATCCACTTTTAATGTCTGGTGCTGGAACTGTTGAATGAGAACATCTCCAACACAATACTGCGGTTGTATCTTCTCCTACGTCTGAATACTCATTACACCTAGGTCTATTCTTAAGATATTCCCAGCCCCAATAATTTTTATCTTCAATACTATTTCTACATATCATGTAACGTTTATTATCTCGTATGCGTGTTTTAAATTTATGTGTAACTGTTTTCTTTCTTGCCATAACTATTTTATTTTAATTTAAGACCAATAGCCGCTGCCTCTACGATTACCTCTTCTTTTTGGTTTTTCGTCATATATATCTTCAGGCTTATCTTCTTTTTCTTTTTTTGTTTCTTCTTCCATTACTTGAATTACTGTGTCAAGTCCTTTAGCAAATTTTTTGCCTTCATGTTCTTCTAATTCTTCCATTTGTTCTTTTGTTGGTTCTACTGTAACTTCGATCTCTCCGCCGTCAAGAGTTATTTCTTCTTTTAATTTATCTTGATTTTTGGTAACTCTTTTTTTTAACTCTTCAAATGGATATGGTTTATTAAATTCCTTTCCTTCTGGGACTGACATTGTTACCTTATCTAACTGTTCATTCCTTCTTGAAAAATAATCTTCTTTTTTTGGTTTTCTTATTTTTGCAAATGCCATATTGGCTGCTATTATTAAAGCAATTGCTAATGGGTCAAATACAAATATAATTAAAAGTAAAAACCAATTAACTACTTTATCCATTGACCAATTAGTTATTGTAGCTAAATATTTAAGCGGACCTAATTCTCTTTGGTCTTCATTAGATATTTCTTTATTTAATAAAGCTATATCTGTTGTTGTGATTGAATCAATAACTGCTTCTAGTTTTAGGTTAACAGCGTCTCTATCTTCAATCGATGTTTTTAATTCTGATTGAAGAGCTCGTCTTGCTGAACTAGATGATGTTGTGATTACTGTTTCCGCTTCTTTATCATAATATTGTACTTGTGTTGGATTTGAAAGTGATATTCTTAAATCAGAAATAGATTTTGTTAATTGGTTCTTTTCAATTTTAAGATCATCTTTCGTTTCTTCAAACCTAATTTGTTTTTGTTGTAGTACTAATAATGACTTATCTAATAATTCAGACTTAATTGCAGTTGATTGATAAGCGCCAGATAAGAATCCATATATACCTCCACTTGTAATAATCATTAAAACAAAACAGGCTGCCATCAAGTATCCCTTTAATACTTTATTAATGGTGTCCCAATATTGATATAATAAAGATGCAACAACTAGTTTAGCGAACTCTAATGAGCCAGCCATTATTATTACTTGAGTCGATGCTCCGGCAAACAACTTACTTAATCCGAATACTGAATAGAATGCTGCACTACCCGAAACTGCTAACGCTGAAAGTGCTATTAAAAGCGGAAACAGTCTAGCTTTCATTTTAACTTCCCGATACTCTGTCTGTTATGCGCGCTAACTTTTGTCTAATTGTATGAAATCTATTTCTTGCCTCTGTAGGGTCAATTTTCATGTTTCGTTCTACAACTTGATCTAAAATCATGATCATGTTGTCAACTTCATCTAATAGTCTTAATACATTGTCTTTGTCTAATACTGCCATTGTAAACTCCTTTTTAATAAATATACATTACTATAATATATAGAAAATATTTCAATAAAACAAATAATTTGTGGAGAATGTCGGATTCGAACCGACGACCTCTTCGGTGCAAGCGAAGCGCTCTAGCCAACTGAGCTAAATCCCCGTATCTTAATATTAACATTCTCTTCCGTTTTCATAAACATGCTTTACCGTTGGAAATCTTAAAGATAATCCGCCTTCTTGGTTTTTAGTTTCTTCAAAGTATTGAACGGTAATTGTTTTACCAATTAATTGTTCTGGATGAGCTTCATATCTAATTCTTTGTTCTTGACTCCAACCAGATCCTACTGCTACTTCATGACCTTTATGAGTAATATAAGCTTGAGCTAACATTGACATTAATACTTCTTTACCATCTCTAATAACTCTGTGGTCTTTAAAATCTACACTTTCAACTACATATTCCGCATCATGGAACTTTTTACATTTTAATAAGTTTTTAGTTCTTTTACCTTCATATGTACAATCCTTTCTTAACATAACTCCTTCATGACCCATTTTATCAGCTTCTACAATCATATCTGATAATTGTTCTTCATCTCTAACAAACACTTGATCAAGTACACTTAATGTACTATAATAACTACCTGGTGAAATTACATTTTTTAATTTTTCTATTCTTTCTGATAATTTTTGATTGCCTTCTTTAGTATCAAACTCTTCTAATGATAGATAATCAAATATAACATATTTAGGTTTTTCTATTGTATGATTTTTTCTTTTGATTTGTTTCATTACTCCTTGGAAGTCTTCATTACCATTTTCATCCATCAAGCAAATCTCTCCATCAAATACAAAATTTCCTGGTATTAGTGCTATATCATCTAATACTTTTTGTAAGGTTGTAAACTCATTTCCTTGTCTAGAATAAGCAGTTACAACTCCTTCTTCTTTTCTAATGATACATCTTACACCATCCAATTTTCTAGATGAATACCAAATTTCTTTTTGAAACTCACAAAATTTAGGTTCGTATTTAGTTGCTAATGCAACATCAAATGTTGGAATTAAGTTTGGAATAACTTTATTGATAACAGATTCAGAAGCTCTAATTTCTAGGTTTCTATCTATAATAGAAAGAATTAAATTTTTGAATTGCATATGATTTGTAATAAAACCATTTACTAATGCAATTGCATCATGACCTGTATAGTCTCTATTTACTAATGCATCTAATAAATCCCATAAATTAGTATAAGGTTGATCTAGATCACAAATTTGTATATTCTTTTCAATCGATTTAGAAGTAACATAATATTTTAGATATGGATTATATGTATAATATAATGCATTTTCTATATAATCGTTACCTTTATATGATTTAATTATTTCTTTCTTTGCGATAAGAGAACTTGTATTCTTCATTTCTTGAACAAATAATTGAAGTTCTTCTAGGTGTAATTTCTGGTTCTTTTTCATCTTTTATATCTAATTTTTAATTATATATAAAGATAAGAAAAATATCTCATATATCCTAATTTTTTGACAGCTTTTTTTCAGAAATGTTGTAACCACTTGATTATCAATAAGTTATAACCACTTGATTATCAATAGGTTATCTCTTCTATAATCTCTGCTTCTTGTATAGTTTCACAACAATAGAATGTACCATCTTTACGTAATAATGTATCAGACATAGACCATTCCTTTAATAGCTGTTGATCAAATCCTGGTTTCAATTGATGTTCTGCGATAATACGTTTGACAAGAAGTTTTTTACCTTGAAAATCTATTAATTGAAATCGGTGCACTGCGGGTTGGTTTAGTTAATTGTTATTAGTACCATAATTTGATCGTAACCAAGCTCTTTCATGGAAGTAATATAAAATCATTTTAGTAATTACTTCTAATCCACTAACTGTTAATCCTGCTTTATAACTTCCTGTTACAAGCCATGTCAAAAGAAATGTATCTGTACTAGCTACAATTCTCCAGCTTAATGTTTTTAATAAACTTCTAGATTTAGTTACGTTCATTTAAGTACTCTACTTAATTGTAACCGTTTTTGGTTTATTATCTTCTGTTAATGGTGCAAACAGATGTAATAAACCATTTGATAATTTAGCTTCTAATTGACCTAGGTCAAATCTTCTGCTAATTCTCCATCCAAAGTTAAATGCTCTTTTAACAATATTTCTTTGAATGTACTCTGCCTCTGCTGTTTTAGAATCTTTCTTATATTCTACTCGCAGGATATCTCCCTCTATAGTAAGATCAATATCTTTTTTTGTTAGACCAACACATGCAATATCAATATTAAAGCCGTCATTGGCTTCATACATATCTACTGGATGGTTTAGTTTGATTGTGGTGAATGGAGTAAAATCTCCATCGGTGTCGAAAAAATTTCGAAACAGGATGTCAAATGGTGACGTCCCGAAAGGTGTTAATTGCGTTGTCATAATAATCTCCTTAAATAATTAATAATTTGTTAAACTTGTTTTAACATAACCAACCAACCCGCAGTGTTGTCCGATTATTTAATATATATATCCTAATTAGGACTAATTGGGCTTCCTTTCCCAATTATTTTATATGCTTTAAAATACTTATATGAATCAAATGCTGATTTTTTAATGTTAAGTTTTGATAATAACATTCCATCGTTCCATAATTTAGATATAAATTTTCTTATTGCACGTAAACTGTTTGAATTAAAATGCATTTCATCTTTAAGAATAGTAACACTTAATCTATAATCTCCTACTGCAAAATCTTTAGTTTCTACTAATGGAGGTGTTGGCCAATATTGATCAGCTAAATTATCTATTTGTTTTGTAATAGATTCTTCAATTCCATGTTCTGATGCATCTAATAAAAATTCTACTTTATTACGAGGAGCTAATTCTAAAAATACTGAGAAGTCATCTCTTGTTATATCTAATTCTTTTAGTTTCATTGATTTCCGTACAATAATTGTTTGCTAAATGTAGTTATTTCTCGTACTTCAAATAAATCTTTAAATTGTGTTGGTGATAATTGTTTGACGCCTGCAAAATATGCTTCGGCCTGAGTCTTTGTTTGTATCTCTACAATGTTGATATGATGTGCCGTCTCATTTGCATTTTTTATATATAATCCAAATTTATTCATTTTATTCATTTTATATAAATATTATTCTTTATGGCCTTTTTTAATAGATGCCCTAGCAATTATTTCGGAAATCTTATTCCATTTGTCTATTTCAGTTAATAAGCCTATTTCTAATATATCTAATATATGTTCTGATAAATCTCCGGACGTGATTACTACATCTACTCCTTTTGTATATAAATCTATCACAGCTTGATTTCCTTGTTCTCTATACAAGTCTATTATTTGGTTATCATCGATATATCTTTTATGGAATCCCATTATCTCATAAATCCCATTCTATGTCGCATTTCAATTACCTTTTTTGCTTGTTCTAATGTTTCAATAATAAGTGATAGTTCTGGGTATGTTACATTGAATCTTTTTCCGCCGATATCTAATTTTCCAATAATTGGTTTCTCGGGCATATTCTCGTACGTATATTCAGCAACTTTTTCATTTACTTCGAAATCGATAGTACTGTATAATTTGCCCCTTTTTCTCAATTTTTTTGCATCCCATTGTGCAGTGTTGTTAATGTATCCCATAATTTAATTTTTATTTTTATATATTACTAGTATGAATGAGTTCATAAAACTCGAATGATCTATTATTACGTTTTTATATTTCGTTCGAGCCCAATTTAAAACTTTTCCTGGATTATATTTTATCCAATCGATCTTATTGTCTACTATATCTGATGCTAATAAAATTATAATTCCTTTATTAGCATGTTTATACATAACATCAATTGTTTCGTGAAGATGTGTAATGTTATCTTTATTCTTCTTTTGGTATTGATAGTTATTTGAATTTATATTTATACTCCAATCACAAACAATATTATTAGGCAATCGTTTCCAATCTTTATTAATTAATTTTATATCTTTGTATAATTCTTTACCGGCATTAATTAATGATTTATCGATATCAACCCCTGTATAATTTATTATGTTTGGACCATATGTGGTTCCATACCAATTAAAATAATCTCCGCGGCCGCATCCAAAATCTAAAACACTTTCTTCTTGTGGAATTAGGCTTGCAACCTTTGCATATGTTTGACCTTGTATTTCTCTGTTTGTAAATCCTAAAATATCTGTAGAGTAAAGAAGAGTACCTTCATCAACTTGATTGGAAGTGTCTTTCTTTATAAATAAACTTTTTAATTTACTTAGCACGTCGTCTGCCTCTTACTTTACGATTATTAATTCTAGTTAATTTACTTTCGATATCAGCTAAATCCATTCTATATGGATGTGTTCTATCAAAATTTTGTTTTGTCTTACAGGCAATAGCTGCATATTCCCAAGCTGTGTCTGTATCATTTGTGCTTGGCATATAAAACTCTTCAGCGATATACATGTCTCCAGACATAATTCGTACTCCATCTGAAAATGGAACTTCTTTTGCATCTGGATATTGTCCTAGTACCTTTTTCTTGATTCTAGCTTTTTTAATTTCTTCTCTCATAATTAAAATGATCTTGGTCCTTGTGGTGGAAATATAAAATTATTATATTTTTCAAAATGTCCAACAAGTAATGTCGTACCTTCCTCATATGTCCCATCTATTCTTAATTTAACATTTTCTGAATAATTAGCTCTTGTATGTCCTACATTTTTGTTTACATGTAAATTTGTAGTAGAATCACTATTATTCCAAACATCTGTTAGGGCTGAATCAATATGTGCATATGTTCGTCTGAACGTTGCCTTTTGTCCATTCCCGGTTGGGTCGACTGGAACCATTACAAAAGCAGATCCCTTTTCAGATCTGATGTCATAACCGCCTCCAGTTTTTGCAGTACGTACATTTGTTATAACGCCTATCTGATTTGTGCCTTCGTACTTAAAAACGACTTTGTCGTTAACTTGATATTTTGCCATCT